TTTAATTGCCCTAGTAACTCACTATTAGTTACTGTCTCTTTGTTTAGATTACCTAAGAACGAAGGGTACTTAGTAACTAAATCATCAAGGAGTCTAGCCCTTGCATCGTTCGATATATTGGCATCAGTGATAACACCTAATAGGGCATTAAGTGAAGATTTCTCTTCTTCTAGTTTTTTGCTCGCTCTTGTTGAGCTTGCACCAAAAGCATCATTGATTTTGTTATAACCCCTGATACCAAGAACCACCGCACCGATCGCCCCAGCTAAAGCAAACCAAGGGTTTGCTGCTAAGAATAAAGTCACCACTCTAAAAGATTTTATTAATCCGCCTAGTGAGGCCATAAGCGATCCAACCACGTAAACAGCAGGACCAACAGCAGCCACAAAAGCTAACATCTTAATAACACTCTCTTTGTTCTCTTTAGATAGGTCGCTAAACCTTTGGAATAGCGTTTTTAGCTTTTCAGATAGGTCAGCAACAACAGGCAAAACGATTGACCCTATTTCTGTACCTACTTTCTTAAGGCTAGTTAATGCTTCTTTTAATTTGAAAGCACCACTCTTTGAAGTCTCGTTAAACCCCTTATCTAGTATTCCAGTGCTATTAGCAATGTTATTCAGGATTTCTAAATATGCTTTTCCTTGAACTCCAGCCGTACCCATAACAGCACCCAAAGCACGAACGTTAGGAATTATAGACGCCAAGGCTTCTACGTTACCGTCAAAGGTATTAATGAGTTTAATCATCGTTTGCGCTAATCCCTTTTGATCTACTTCATTTCGTAGATCCGCAAAGGTCATTCTTAGTTGACCTAATGTATCTCGAGCCTCTCCACTTGGTTTGATCAACGCATTTAGAAAGCCTCTAAGCCCCGTAACTGCTTCTGAGCTATCAACACCTAACCTTGTGAACGTTGCGACCGAAGCACCCACTTCTTCAAAACTTACCCCTAGTTGAGCAGCAACACCGACAACTCTACCTAAGACAGGAGCAAGTTCAGCAGCTTCAAGATTACCTTCTCTAACAGTAGCCGTCAACATGTCCATCGCTTGAGCAGCACTCATTACTTCAGGCCCGTAAGCTTGCATGACCGCAGTTACCGCCCTTGCTATTTCTTTGGTTTCACCCATGCCAATAGCAGACCCCTTTGCAGACATCTCTAATACTTGCAGAGCTTCAGCTCCACGCAAACCAGCAGAAGTAACAGTAAATAAGGCATCCGCTAATTCTGCTGGAGCCTTGGCTGTTTGTCCTGAAAGTGATAGTACTTTTTCTTTGAACTGTTCGACCTTATCAGATGAAATACCTACTAAGGTTTGAATCTTAGTCATGCTCTCATCAAAGTCTGCTGCTAGTTTTAGGGATGCCCCTCCAGCAGCTAGAATAGGAAGTGTTAAGCTTCTTGTTAGGTTTCGGCCTGTAGACTGCATCTGTCTACCCATTGCCTGAATTTCACGGGTAGCCTTTTGCATCTTGGTAGTAAACTGCTTAAGGTCTACTCCAAATCTTACGGTAACGTTTGCTATACTAGCCATTTATTCAAGGGTTTTACCGCTACGGGGTTTAACTTTAAATTACATCGACAAGCTATGAGGTAGGTTTTAGTTGGTTACACTATTGTCTTCAGCTAACCACGCTCTCGCTTTCTCTAGGTTCTCGTTTGTTGGTCTTCTTAGTTCTTTTTTTGGTCTTTCCTTATCCCATGAAAAAGGAAAATAGTCTTGTGGTAGTTTGATCTTGTTTTGAGTCTCTTCGCTAAAATTAATCCTAGCAGATAAAAAGCCCGTAAGCCTCGCAGCCTCTAGTGTTAGTTTGCTTTCAGCTTCCTTTTGCTCGTTGTAGGCTTTTATTCCTAACTGAAAAGCTCTAGGAGTTAAATCAAAGAAATCATCTGGAAGCATCTTTAGGCACGACATCGCAAGCCCTAGATTCTGGCTAATTGCTTGCTCTAGGGTTTTTTCTTCTGACTCCTCTTCTGTGCCCTGTTCGGAGTCTGAATCTTTTCCTGTGCCACCTTCATTTCGTCAATGGTGGTAGTTATCACGCTTAGTAAAGAGAAGTCATCTTCTAACCACTCCTCAATGCTTGATAATTCGAAATCAAGAGCAATACCTTCTTTGATCGCACCGTATTTAAAACCTAAAAAGGCCATTAATTCGGTCTGTTCCATTTCGGGCATGGTTTCTAAATTAGCACTTACTAACTCCTTAATAGCTCGGTAAGAAAAGAGGAAAGGGCGATCCTTTCCTCCTGCTTGAATGTTTTTTAAAACCATATTAAGCGCCTACTGCTTTAGCAAATGCGTCTGACGAATCTAGCTGAAAGCTATAAGTAGCTGCCCCGTCATCGTTACCGCCAATCTGAATATTACTAATCAAAGCTTTCCCTGAATAAGTTAAATCCCCTGTCCCAGGGGTTCCGTTTGGCTCAAATTTGAAGTCAATCTCTGTGCCATCAAGCGCAAGAGTGAAAATGTCGTCCGTGTTTAATTCTCCAGAGACATCCGTGAATCGCATAAATCCGCTGCCTGTTCCAGACATAGATTTTCTCTTCCCTGGCTTAATCCTTTGAAAGCCTCCACTTGCTTGGGAGCTTACGTCAATGGTTGGGAAATTAAATGTGGCTTGAAAGTTATTCATAACTCCCGTAACATCGAATGTAGAGCCATCACTAGACAGCTTTAGATACATGTCACCTGCTAATACTTCTCCTGCTAATGGCATCTTTTTTTATTTTGAGTTTTTGACCTTATTTTTCTACCTGAACTTCTTCAGGCTCTTGTTTCTTTTTCCTTGGCTTGGCAATTATGCCAGCCTCTTGTAGTGCCTTGACCTTCACACCTCCAAAGACTAATACTATACTTCCAGCAGGAACGGTAATGCTCCCTAAATTATAATCGACTTTTAGTTTATGCTCTTCCATTACCTACCATTTACTATTAAAAATAACCCATTGTTAGGGGCTTGTTTATTTATTCGTTTATAGTGATTAGCTAAGGGTGTAACAAACCCTGTATCTAACCTCTACGATTGCTTTCTTTAGTTGTCGGTCGTAGTCTTCAGCATCAATCCCGTCATACTTACAATACTCTAGTGAAATGCCTTCTACTGTTCCTTTGAACCCGTCTAGTGCTGCTCTGCTTAAATCGGCCATCCCTTTGGCAACCATTGGAGTGTCAGCATAACAGCCCACCACAATGTCTCTCCACTCTTTGCCTGAAGCGTTGCCTTGTGTTACTATTGGTTCTGAATTATCGGCATATATCACAGAATAAGGCTTTGAAACCCCGTCCTTTGCTATGTAAGAAGACACACCACCACTACTGGCCGTTGAAAAGTCAGTATCTGCTGATAATATACTATGAATTGCCTGAACGCTCATATAAACACCTTTGCTAGTATCTTTTTTGTGTGTGCTAACATCTCAGATTCAAGTGCTCTTATGGCCTCTTGCTCACTGGCTTTCGCTGCTTTTTCTACTAATCTTAGGGCTGGCATTTTACCAGTGCTAATCCTACCACCTTTAGCCCCTTTTCTAAATCTTGCTTCCGTGCCTTCTTCGAGAAACAAACCGTGAAAGCCTCTAAAATTTTCATCAACACGATAACCCACCAGCACATTAGGAAACGTTTTACTTGTCCCTGTAATAGTACCGACCGAATCATACAATGTGCCTGAATCAGTATGCTTTGTAACTTGTCTTCTCAATGCCTTGACTGTTGGAATAGCTGACCTTCTTAATGGGGTTAACAACTCTCTCCTTTTATATTCTAAAGGGATTGATTTTACCGCCTTTTCAAACTTCTTCCACCCCTCTATGTCAATAGAAGACCCCTCTCTGACCTGAAAACCGCTAATACTACTCATCGTTTCCAAAGAATTTACACTTCAACAAAAGGCCCTGTCTTCGGCCCATCTCTTCAGTAGCTATTATTTCATAAATCTTACCACCGTAAACCACCCTGTTATCAGTTGTTATACTGCTATGGTAGCGGATTAGAAAATCTAAACCTTGCTCGTTAATTTGTTGCCCATTGTCTTCTTTTTCAGAACTAGTCCCATATTCCCTTTTAGCAGGAATACTAGCATAAGCATTCGACCAATTACCAGAAGGAAAACCATCCGCGCCCGTGCTTTCAACCACTGACTGAATGGCTATCCTCTGATCTAACGTCCCTATGTTTAATGCTTTTAGCACTTAAAGTCTTTTTGGTTTTACGTGATCGAGCAAATACCTACTACTCATAGACACCTTACTAATCATTGTTCCAGTTATTTCGTCTTGTCTGAACTCATTCAACCCTGTTAGCATCATTTGGATGGCCTGCTTCATTGTCTTAGGGGCTTCTGAAAAGCCTACATATACTTGACCCGTACTGTCTGCACCGATAGCGATAGCAGCCCCTCCGCTTGTTAATGCTAGCTGAAAAGTGTCATCTGTTTTGCTTACTACGTAGTAAACTTTTCTCTCCTTGATTGCACTGTCAATAGTTCCATCAACAGCCTTATATACTACTACTTGATCGGTGTCTATAAACGGGTGACCTTCTTGAGTAAAGAGGTTTGTTGCTGCTGTAATTGTGGTCACTCCAGCATGGCCTATAATATATTCTACTTGTAATGCATCCTCTCTATCGTAGGAGTCAGGCCAAGAGTCAATGATCTCTATTTGAGCATCTAGGTTATGAGCGTACACCCTGTAAAGGCTTGCACTTAATGTCTGTAAAGTGTTGTCACTGTCGTAATACTTTACACTGTTGACCTTAGCAAATGGAAGACCTTTTAAAACTATCATACCCGCAGGAAACTTCGCGCAAGTCTCAGAGACTGTCTTAAACAGTGGAGTTACGCCAGTATATTCTTCTGCTTCCTCTGTTGCAATAGCAATAAGGGCTTTTACATGCTCGTCATCTTCACTGTGAAAATAAGCGAGTTGATGCTTTGCCTCTGCTAGAGAAACTGGGAAATATTGGGCTGGTATGATGGTTTTCATCTACTTAATAAATCCTTTTGCTTTATATTCTTTTGCTTTTTCAGGGCTTACCTCAATTATATCTCCTTCGAAGTATGCCAAATTTGGTATTGGTTTTACTAGTTCTACTTTTGTTTTTTTCGATACTACCGCTTTTCCTTTTTCCATCTTATTTGGGTTAATTAAACAGCCCCCCGAAGGAGGCTGCTATAATAATAACTACTATGAGAGTAACGCATCTTTCATTGAAGAGAATGATTCAGGGTGTCTTACTCCAACATCCCAGAATGAATTAACTACAACCTGAACAGATCCAGTTTTTGCAAGGGTGTAAGGATCAACAACAATGTCAACACCAGCCCAGTTAGCAATAATTAAATCCGCGAAATTACCAAAAAGGATAGCGTGTGCGATACTGTCAGCAGAGCCCTTAGTCAATGTACTTGGAACTTGAGTTGAAAAACCAGCATTATAGCCGTTTAGGCTGCTAGAATCCTGACCCATAATGAACTGACCAGAGCCAGCATCAAGCAAAGTCTTTTTCAATAACCCTCTAATGCCTGGAGTTGACAAGTAACCCAAAGAACCCTCAAGAGCGTTGTCAATGTTTACTGCCGTTTCAAGGTCTATAAGGTGTGCAAAAGTCGGTACTAGACCGTTTGTACCCCCAACAACAGCACCAATTCCAGCCGTATTCAAAACGCCTGTTGGCTGATCGCCTGAACCTGAACCATTAATAGCTGCTGAATCAACAGCTATTCTAATAGCCATCTCTAAATCACCTCTTACAAAACTCTCTACTGAAATGCTAGACTGTGCTAGTAATTTCTTAGAGTAGTTTGTGAATGCTGCTAATCTGTTTGGAGACAGAGAAATAGCATCAAAAGTAGCTGTAGTTTCTGCTGCAGCATCTTGTTCGCCTTCCCATGCAGTAGCACCAACGCCATTGTTTCTAGGTAACTTAATATCACCCTGAAGACCAGTTAACATTCTTGCTCCCATTTGCTCGACCAAAAGATTTGGTCTTAATGCAGGGATCATGTCGCCTAAGTCTGTCGCTACCGTGTGACCACCAGCAGTAGTTGTACCTACCGTCATGTCTCTTTTCTCATTACCTAAAAGCATGGCAGGAACACCGACACCCTCAATAGTAATCCCTGAGGCTCTGGCTTCGCTTACTGCTTCTTGGTGCATTTCTGCTTCAAGACCGTCAATGTTCTCGCCATTCATTTGGCTTCTGATAGTCTTTAGATAAGAATACTTTCTTAGCTCTTTGGCCTCTTTACCAACAACACCAGTATTAACAGGAGAACCAGCTAAACTAGCTGCTCTTGCTTCGGCTGCTTCTTCCTTCTGACGTTGAGCGACTTCACCGTCAAGCGTTTCGATCTCCGTGTCCAAGTCGTTGAATCTTTTCACTTCTTCTTCATTGAAGCTTCTTTCTTCTTGAGTTCTTACCTCAAGCAGGGCTTTTTGATCCTTCACCTTTTGCCCTCTTTCTTCTAACAGTTGTTTTGAACTTTTCATGTTCTTAGAATTATGAGTTTTTGTTTATTAAAAATCGGGCATTGTATTCATCAAAAGATGGCCCTTTGTTTTCTTTGTGTTCTAGCTCTTCACTAAAGTCTAGTGACCTATTAAATACTGAAGTAGTGCTATATGCTGGCTCTACAACTGGAGCCACATCTGAAATCTTTTGCATCTTAGAAATGTCTCTTTCGTACATTCCGTCTTCACGCTTTCTAAGGCTTGCGCCATCTTTGGCAACACGGAAGGCAAATGAACTACCGTCCACGTTTTTAAGCCTAATGTTCTCTAGTGCATCGTTTCCAGCAGTAGTATTAGGTGAGTCAAACCCGTACCAGAGACCTTCTTCTCGAAGTTCTACTTCTAGTGTTCCTTCTCCGTTCTTTCTTCTTGCTAGAATAGCATGGTTAGAGTGCTCTGATCTAGCGATCACGTCACTCATATCTGCTTCATCGGCTGCTCCTTGTAGAATCCTTTCTACAAATTGAATAGGCTTACCGTTGAGCATCGCTCTTAATGGCTGGCTCCATGTATCGTATTGAAAGGCCATGCCTTCAATCCTTCTACTTTCTTGACCTTCCTCTGTGGAAGGTTTTACTTCGGCCACCGTAGTACTTAAAAATCTGCTCTCCTCATTCATGGCTATATCGTTTCATTATTTTCACTTCCTTCTGTTCCTTTGGCTTTTAGTGCGTCTATCTTCGCTTGGTAGTAGGGTCCTATTTTGCTTTCTGGAATACTGTTAGCATTCACTAGCAATTCATCTAATCCTTCTCTAGCGTTCCACTCTTCCGTCGTTCTAGCTTCGTTCCTGTCAATAATTCCAGCATTTACGAGCTTAGATATTCCTTCAGTTCTCTTTTCAAAATCTGCCCTCAGAAGGCTATCTACATTGTGCTTAAAGTAGATTTCATCTGTGTTCTTTTCTTCTTCGGTTAATAGCTTTCTCCTGTCCTCTGATTCTATTCGAGAGATAAAAGGATTCATTGTGTACTTCAAAAAGGATAAATCTTGCTGCTCCGCGTTGGTCATTGTGGACCTCAAATGATGGTGGACAACGGAAGGAGGCATGTTGAATATTCTGCAAACCTCTTCTACTACATGTTCTTTTGTTCCTAAAAACTGCGCCTTATCTGGCTCAAGAGCTACACTCTTTAGCTTTAAACCTGAATGGAGTAGGGGTATTGACTTAGCCTTACCCTCTAGTCCTCCGTAAAGGTTTTTGAATCCCTTAGTGATGCTAATAGCATCTTCTTGTTTTAGCGCCGTGTCAGTCTCTAGCACTGAAGGTTGAATGCTTCCATTCCCTAATACTTCAGCACCAAAAAACAAAGCAGCCAGCCCTAGACCAATAGTATCTTTATGGTAATCAATGGGGTTGACTCCTACGCGACCGTCTAGGCTGAACCACTTGTAATGCAAGACCTCCCACGAATGGTAGTGCTCGCCTTTGTACCAGTAATGAAGATCACCGTCTTGCTCTTTTACGTCTACCTCCTTAAAGGAAGGGACCATGAACAACTCGGTAACCTCATATAATCCGTTTCTTTTTGGGATGATTAGACAATTGCCTTGCTTGAGTATTTGAACCGCTAAAGCCTTTCTATAATCGAAAGCACTCATCATTGGGTTAGGCTCCATGCTTAAAAGCCTATATAAATTATGGTCTTTGGCTAGCTCTCTTCCTCTTCCTTCGTTGGTTTTTCGGTAAACCTTGTAAGGGAAACTAGCATAAACATCACTTTTGATGTCGATACAAGCCCAAACAACAGTTAAGGCCAGAGCTTTCGCCTCACTTACTGTAATGCCTGACTTTGAAGTACTGCCGAACGCATCCAAAAACCACTGCTTTGGATCGGCTAGAGTCGATGTACTGCTCCTTTTTTCAAAGGAAATGTTCAACCCTTTTTTAGAAATATTAAATGACAGTCCCAGAGTGCTTGAATTTTAACTTCAAGATACTCTAGGGCACTATGGTTAGTCTTTTATTGTCTTATACTAGTACTCTGGAAAAAGTGGGGTTTCTCTTTCCTTGAAAGCTTTCATCATTTTAGTTCTTACTTGATGGTAACTACTCTTGTATGAATTATAGTCTTCATACCTCTTTTTTCCAAAAACATGATGGAAGTAGTCCTCCGCTATGTTATAGCATTCGATCTCTAATTTATCACTATTTTGGTAAATATGCTGAACATACTCATTAAACCCGTGAGGTGTTAACAATGCCTGTATCTTCTCTGGCAATGGGTCCTTTTGGTGCTCTCCATTAAAATAAATAACCGCCTCTTCTGTCAACTCCACTTCTCTTTGCATTTTATTTGTAACTAATCATCTAAATCTATCATAAAGAAGCCAGGCAAAACAGCCTCCCCTTTATGCTCAAACGCTCCATAAGTAGCCATTACGTCACTTACTGGGCCGTCAACCTTGCGCCCTGCTTCCTTTTTCATTATTTTGATGTTACCGTTAGCGTCTCTGTAAATCTTAACTTGTGTTATCATCCAATTCATAACAGGGTTATCCCCGTGATTAAAGAGTCCCCCAAAAATTTGGGTTTCGTAATCTTTGGTAGGGGTAGCCATGTAGTTAATCGTTTGAATCAATTCTATCAGATTTAACCCATCTTGCTCTGACCATACGGCAGCTTCGTTTCTTAAATTCCAAGGATCGTAGTGTATATTCTCAATGTCGAACTTCTTTGCTAGGTCGTTTAGGTCTTTTCGTATGTATTCCTTGTCAATTATATTGCCTGGAGTGGTCCTTAGATAGCCTAATTCAATCCACTTTTGATAGTCTACCCTGTGTTTGTCCTGAAGCTCGCGCACATTATCTTTTGGCATCCAGAAATAGTATAGCTTTTGAGCTACTTCCAACCCTTCTTGTTTTGGGAATAGGAGGGTAAGGGCCGTTAAATCTCTGTTACTTGCAAGGTCTAAGCCACCATAACACTTCTTATTGAGTAGATCCACTTCGTTTATCTTGCCTTTATTGCACTTATGCCAGACTGCTGAAGCTTCCCACTCTTCGTAGTCGTTCAGCCAGACGTTTAGATTCTTGGTTTTGAAATTTGACAGCTTAGTAGATCCCTCATTCTTTGCTTTTAGAAAAAGGTTTTCCAGAGATTCCATTGTGATAGAATTACCTAACGTTGGATTGGCTTTTGACCAAACATCCGTATCCATCCAGTTGTCATCTTTCAAATCGTCTTTATCCAGACAGTAGATGATACCGAAGGTCGTTTCATCGGTTAGCGATCGAGTCAGAATCTTCTCAACGGTTTCATGTAGTCGATAACAAGCAGAACCCGTGTTGAAACCAGCCGTAGTGATCACAAACATTAAGGGCTGATCTCTTGCACCCATCGCTGATTCCATGTTACCATACATCTTATCGTTTGGATGTTCATGATACTCATCCATCGAAGCAGCATGAACATTCAAACCGTCTTGAGTCTTTGAATCAGACCCCAGTGCTTTAAAGAAAGAGTTGGTAGCAGCACAGTAGATACTCTTGGCCGAAACTTCGTACTCGTTTCTGATCTTAGGAGAAACCTTTAGCATTTCTTTTGCTCCTTCGAATACTATTTTTGCTTGGTCTTCTTTAGTTGCTACTGCGTAAATCTGTGCTCTGTTTTCCCCCTCAAGTGGTGAAAGCATGTAGAGCTGAACCGCAGAAGATAGGAGGGACTTTCCATTTTTCTTCGCTACCTCAACATAAGCAGTAGTGAACCTTCTTTTGTGATCAGCCTTTTTCTTCCAGCCAAATATGTTCCATGCTAAAAACTGTTGCCAAGGATCAAGAATAAAAGGCTTACCCTTCATCCGCCCTTCAAAATGACAGCATGCGGAACAGAAACTTATGAATCCTTGAGCAGCTTCTTCATCATGATAGTAAGGGAAATCATCTTCTTGCTCTCGTTCTAGGTCACGGAAGTATCGCTTGACAGTTAACTTTGTCAAGTAGCCTGAAGGAATGTTACCCTCAATTATATCAACTGCATACTTATTCGCTGTATGCACTAACCAGCTTTAATCTTATCCCACGCATTCCCAACTTCTCCACTGCCTTTTTCTACTCTTATCTGGCCTACGCTGCTAGGAGTAAACCCAAACTGTGTAGCCACTGATTTTATTTGATTCGCTGCATCATTTACAATCTTCACCTCTGGTCTTGGTTTCCAGATACTACCGTCCCTTGTGTCTTGCTCTAATACATAACCGATTCCTGGAGTATCCATGTAGGCAACACTCTTCCTGTACAGATCCAATGAATTACAATACACTTCAAGAGATCCGTTAAAGACCTTATGACTCATTTCATTATCATTCAGAAACTTCGCTGCTACTTCCCATATTTCCTTTGCACCTTCAGTCATGTATTCAGGTGCAGAAATCGGTGTTGTTAATTCAGCAGTCTTTCCGCCTGCTTCAATCTTCATCGCATTATCTGGGTATCTATCTTTCCTCACTCTTGCCCCTTTTGCCTCTAAAAGCTGTCTAGGCTTCTTGGCTGGTCCCCTCTTTCCCATACTATATTCTGTTTTTACTGCTTAAATTTTACGTTAAAGGCTGGTTACTTGTCCATACACACAGGGGTAAAAATCTACGGTTACTTAAACCCCTATAAAAAGAGGTTTTACCCCCTTCCCCTTGTTCTGTTGTCATCTATCCATTTGTTTAAAGCACTCCATTGAGTGTAATCGGTCGGCTCTATGTCTATTAGTAGGTCATGTTGGTTGTCTTCTAGCGTGTAGATGAAGTGTATTTTGTCGTTGTCTCCATGCTTACTTCCTACTATTACTGTTATGCCTTCGCTTCTAAGAGTGCTATTGTATTCAAGTACTTCAGATAGAAAGCCTGTAGTGCTGGTTGTCTCTTTCTCTTTCATTTCCTTTTTCTCTTAGTCTTCCCTCTCTTGCTTGCATCATCTCTAAGGCATAGCCCCTGCCAGTTGTCTCTATCCCAAGGATCACATCCATCTTCTATTGGGTTGACATGATCAACTACGACTGCTGGTAGTGCTCTGTTATTTCTCTCACACTCCTTGCATACTGGGTTGGCTTTGAGGTATTCTTTTCTCGCTCTTCTCCATCTTCCAGATTTATAGCCATGCCAGTAGAACCCCCTTGACTCATGTTGTTGAGTCTTAGGGACCGTTACTGCTCTGTTGGCCTTGGGTGTTGCTGTTGGCATTACTCTTTAGCTTGGTTTTTATGGTAGATGCGTAAGGAATTACTAATCTGCTTAAGACTCATCCCTGCTCCTTTTGTAATTATGATAAGACGATCAAAAGAACTAAGCATGCCTTTTGAAGGTTTGTTGTTTCGTTTTTTTATCATTACTCTAAGTTAATGAATTATAGTGTGTTTGGAACAATTAAAAAATGTAACTTTCCGCTTTTTCACTAACTATTTCACCATACAATCTTTCGCTTTTATGCCAATTCCCATCTTTACACGAAAAAATAATTTTAAAAACACGTTCTTCTGGTGGTCTAGATGGGTAAACGCTTGACGTTATGTTACTTGTTTCTTTATATATAAACTCAATACAATTATTATTTTCTACTACATCAATTCTAATTGGTGTAGAGAATTGTTTTATTGTTGCTGTGCCTGTACTTTTTATAAATTCCATTTTTTAAAAGTGCCTAAAAATGTGTATAGGCAATAGCTGTTAGGCTTTTTTACTATTGCTGTTGTTTAATGTTTAATTTCAGTTCTCTTTTCTTGGTTCGTGTAGGCTACTGATCATACACTCGTCCGTTAGTAACAATTATTTTTTTAGCCATCTACACGTGCTACTGCAACGGCATAGTATTGCGGGTCCTGCTCTATACCTATAAAGTTTCTGTTTAGTGCCTTACAAGCAACGCCAGTTGTTCCAGTTCCCATATATGGGTCAAGTATTGTGTCTCCCTCATTTGTATAGGTTTTAATTAAATATTCCATTAACTCAATAGGCTTTTCGGCTGGGTGTCCTGTTCTGCTTTTGTTTCTGTTGTTTATGGCTTCAAAATCTAAAACAGAACCAATATTTTTAAAAGCCATTTTTGTTCTCTGGTCTTTATTCAGCCTTTGCATTTCTTTTTCAGTTCTTTTTATTTTTTGAGCATTATAAGGTAGTTTACCAAATACTAATATTGTTTCGTGTTGCCTTCCTACCATTGTTTTAAAAGAGTTACTTCTATAAGTGTTTTTTCGCCAAACTATATCATATTTGTAATTCTTTATATTACCTAAAACTAATTCAGATGTTAATGGTTGCACACAAAACAAAACAAAACCTTTTGCATTAAAATTAAAAACTTCATTAGGTTTTACGTCTTTATCCCATTTTGCATAGTTTGTATTATAAGGTAAATCACTTATCACATAATCATAATGTTCTTTTATTTCTACTTCATTACAGTTTCCTTTATATAATTTTATCATCTATATTTTAATTTTTGTAAAATTAATTTGCCAACGCTCTAAAAAATAACAGTAACTAACACCGTATTTGTAGTGCATTGTGCTAAATATCGTCTATCACTATCTTAGGTATGTGTTTAGTCACCTTAAATCTAACCATAACTTGTTTACCGTCTAAATCG